GGAGAAAAAGCGGCAAAGGGTGCTGGTGAATTCGTTCCGCCAGAACTGGACATCAAGCGGCTTTAGGGCCTCATGGCGCAAGGAGATGGCGCGGCTTGGGATCAAGGGGGTGACGTTCCACGATCTCCGCGGGACGGCGATCACGTTCGCCTATGCGAACCTCGACAAGTCGCACGACGAGAAAATAAAGCTCATTTCGGAGATTTCAGGCCACTCTGCGGACGATGCCGAATCGATCATCCGCAAGCACTATTTGGCTGGCCAGGAGGTCGTTGACGCCATCGGGCGTGGAACGAACCGGAAATGAAACTGTAAAATATTCCATTTCCAGTAAAATGCGGGTTGGTAGAAAACCGCTAAGCAATTGAATTTGGTGGGTGATCACGGGCTCGAACCGTGGACCCGCTGATTAAGAGTCTGAACGCATATCGTGATAATACAGCGCGGTATGTATAAACCCGGTGTAAAATGCGGCCAGAAATTACCCAACGTTTCCAACGCGTCCCAGGCCGAAGTGTAAAATGATGCCGGGCTGAATCGACGTGTCCGGCTCGGTGTTCTATCTAGCACCCATGGTTCAAAAAAACGACACCCAAACCGCCACATGGGCCGACTACCACGCCGATGGCTACCGGATCCACGTCCACTGCGATCCCTGCGACCGGCACGTCATCTTGGACCTCGCGAAGATGCCGCCGAACGGGAACGTGATCGGTGCCAAACTCAGGTGCAGCCAGTGTGGGGGACGAGGCCAGATGATCGTGCAGCCGGCGCAATCGATCGGGAGGCGGCCAACGTAGGTCGTTCGCTCAGGGATAGACCTCGGAGCGCGTGATCCAGAACGGGTGACACCTCGAGTATATCTCGCCCAAGAGCCGCGTGCGGACGTCGTTCGGCGACACGTCGATGATGTACGGGTTCGATACATGCTGGCCCGGTGGGCGGGTGATGCCGCTTCCGCTGGAACCCTCAACCCGAAAATCAACGACCTGGTAGCTGTTGCCCATTTCGCCGTTGAACCAGGCAAAGCCGGCCGGGGTGCACGCCCTGCGCTTCTCGAATTCGAATATGGCCCGTGACTGTGTCTCGCCGTATGGCTCGACCGATCTCAGCTGGAACTTGCCATAGGCCGGGAAGAACGTCGTCTCGATGATCGGGCCGATGGTGTAGAAGCCCATCATCAAGACCATTGCCGCCGAGATGTAGAGCCCGAGGAACGCGAGGTTCTTGATCATGGTGAGAGCCCGCCCCTGACGATGAACGCGACGAACGCCAGAATAACCGCGCCGATGAAGGTGGTAAGAGCCCACTTGCCGAGGCTCTTGATGGACTTGATGTCGTCTTTGATGTTGGCGATGTCGGACTGCAAGGCCTTGTCTCTCTCGGCCTCGGCCGCGGTTCGCACCCGGTAATCCTGGTGATGCTGCTCGAGCTCGCGCAAACGGTCCTTCGCGGCAGATATCTCGGCGGTAAGCCGGGTCGCAGTGCCGGCAAGATCGCTGACGTTCCGCTCGATCCCATCGAGGCGGCGCGGTATGTCATCGTGCATCAACCACCGCCTTGTCGTGCCGCTGGCACTCATCCCGGGTCCACGTCTTCGACCCGCACAAACCGGCGACAGTATCGTCGATCTTGTCCTGATCCCCTGCAGTCGCCCCGCGGGCGCCGATGAGCGCCGTTCCGACGATAGAGCGAGCCGTGCTATTCAGCCGCTCTTTCGACGCACTTACCGCCGCCGTTGAGCCACACCCCGCCACGCTCAAGGCAGCGGCGACGATTGACGCGAGCACGATCTGCTTCATTGGTCAGTTCTCCGATTGCCTTGGTGGTCGCGGCGTCCATCTCGGCGCGCTCGAGGAGGCGTCCACGCTGCTCCGCGCGAGGCAGGAGCCAGATCCCGTTGATGGCCGAGAAGATGAGGAAGACGATGAAGGCACCGGCGAGCGCGCCGGCCGCGATCGAGACTTTGTCCATCATCGACGGCTCCCCTCGCGGAAAGCTTCAATCCCCTTCTTCTCGCCCCGCTGCGCCACGTAGTAGACGCCGCCGGCGACGATGAGCAGGACGCCGAACTTGGCCCAGCCAGGCACGCCGCCGATATATTCGGCGAAGTCGTTTAGGTAGCCCCGGGCCGTGCCGAGGTTGGACACGATGCCATCGAACAGCGCGCCGGCCGCCGAGATGCCCGCGCCGAACAGCGCGCCGATCTTCAGCCGCCAGTTGGATTTGACCTCGGGCACGTTCTCCCGAACCTTTTCCGCAGGCGCGTCATTGCGGGCCAGTTTGCGCTTCGGCGCCGTGTCGAGCGCGTCGAGCAGCTGGCGATCGATGACGTCCACCGGCGGCAGGCCGTTGTCGTTCCGGAAGATCAGGATCGCCGCCTTGGTCATCGTGCCCATGGCGCCGTCGAATGAGCCATCGGCGCGGCGGCTTCCGACTTCAGTATATCCCAGGTCAGAGAGCTTCCGCTGTACGATCTCGACCGTGGTCTTGTCCGAGTAGATGTCCGCAGGATCGGCCACAGGAGGCGCAGGAGTGGCTTTCGTGTCGCCGGCTCGGAACTGGGCCCGCTCAGCGTTGCGCCGTGTGGTGAGGCCCTTTATGGCGACCTTCTTGCCGTTGATCGTGCCCTTGTTCCAGACGCGAAACTGATCGGCCGCCGCGGCATAGTCGCCAGTGTTCAGCCGCTTGAGCAACGTGGACTTCCGGAAGGCCGTCCCGCCGATATTGAAGACCAGCGAGACCAGCGCGTCGAACTGGTTCTGCGTGAGTGGCACCTTGACCAGCCGGTTCACATCGGCCTCGACACCCTGCAGGTCGCGCGTCAGGATCTCGTCCGACTGCTTGGCCGTGATCTTCATACCCTTGCGCACCTCCGGCGGGCCGGCGGCGCTCGTATGGCCGACGCCGATCGTCAGGATACCGACGCTATCGAGGTAGGCCGTCAGCTTATTGCCTTCGCGCTGGGCAATAGCCTTTCGGCCCCCGGCGCTGGTGCGCATCGTGGTCATGGTGTTGTCCTTGGTGAAATCAGTTCAGGAGGTGCGAGGCCCCTTGCATCCGGAGACGCTACAGAGAAGCTCGCATAAAGCCCGCCACTTTGCGGGCGATAAGCTCGAAACCCGAAGCCGTCGGGTGCGTGCCATCCGTGAGGTAGTAAGCGTTGGTCAATACGTTGATGCCGCTCTGGTAGTAGAGATCGAGGGACGGCGTCTTGTATGCTCGACTTCTCGATTGGATGGCAGCGCCAAAGTCAAACAAGAACTGCCCACCTTGCCCCGATGTATCTGAATCGCGATTTTCGCTGCGCATACGCCAGAGCGGAGTTGTGGTGAAGACGCGGATATGCGGATACGCGGTCAGGATCCGCGATAGAGACAGGTTTAGCGCGCCCTTGAAGGTGGCGCCCGTGCTGTCTCCATCCGCTCCGATGGGGACTGCGCCGGCGAAATCGTTCGTGCCGTAGCTGATGCCGATGACATCAACATCATTCCAGTTGACCGCAGCAACTGCGGCCGCGGTTGCACGATTGTCATCCCCTGTGGCTGCATATAGGTCGTTGGCTGCGGTGATGAGGGTGGAGAAATCGCCGCTCTGCACCATCCCCGCAAGCTGGTACATGCTCATCTTGTCGTAGAGAGCTGAATTCGGATCTCCTGTGTGCTGCGCCATCCGGCAGCCGCCAAACCCTGCATTGACAGCAGCCATGCCGAGCATCGTACCGACCTGCTGGGGCCAGTTGCCAAGCTCGACAATGCTGTCGCCGAAGAAGACGCCCTTCTGCCCGAAGAAGGGCGATGAAACACCGCCCGCCTTCATATCCTGGCCCACGCGTTGAAAAGCTCGGGCAATGCTGTCGCGTGTTGCTTCATCCATCAGGCAAGTCCCTCTTCATAAGCGGTAGTGAAGTCATAAACAGGACCGATGGCACCGAGGTATCCAGCCATCGCCAGGTAGAGAGCTGCGTGCTCGGCGGCCGTCAGGTGGGAGAAGGCGGCAAAGGCCGACCACTTCATCCGGCGGAAAAGCGCGGGAGCCCCGCTGGAGGCGCGCAAGGAACCAATGAACGCCGGGCCAAGTGGCATGGCGGTGGAACTATTAACTGCGGCAGCACTTCCGAGCGACACGCCGTTTCGGTAAGCGCCGATGGTCGCAGCATCACGATCAACGGCCACGAGGCCGGAGCCGTCAGAAATCCCGGTAAGAACGAGGGGGGCATCCAGTCCGGCTCCGAGAGTGTTGGACGCGCTGCGCGACTGCATCTGGAAGTTTCTGCCTGCCGAGCTGGCAACGCCAGCCGTATAGCCTGCGGAGGCGGTGTTTAGCCTGTCCCAGACGGCCATCCCCATGCTGCTTGGTATCATGATGGAGGAACTGCTCGGAGCCATCCCGGAGATAAGATAGTCGTCAACGCCATCCAACTCTATGTGGCTGTTGGCAACAAAGACCGGCGCACCGCCGCCCACCGACGCAGTTCGCCAGGGCGCTTTCCAGTCGATGAACGACGCAGCCTGGTCATGACCTATTACGAGCAGGCTTTCGAGCTTCGCCCAAATGCCGGAAGCGACGAGACTGCTGATTGCAGCATCAGCATCCAGAGCCCGCTGCATCGGCACCGTCGACCACGACGACAGAAGCGACTTGGTTTCTTCGCGCAAGGTCGGCCCAGCGTAGGCGCTCGGCGTCACCTGGGCAGGAGCGATCTGCTGAAGGTAGCGATTGAGGGCCTTGGCCAATATCAGGTGCTTGGCGTCGGTTAGGTGGGAGTATGCGACAAATGCCGCAAATTCCATGCGCCTGAACAGAATTGGCGTGCCTGACGAGTTGCGCAGGGCCCCGACAACAACTGTGCTGAGCGGCATGATCGTGGCTGTCAACGTTGCAGGAGATTTGCTCGCGGCTTGGACACCATTCCGATACAAGCGGAGGTCTAGACCGGAAATGTCCGAGGCAAGAAGGCCTGACACGTCCGCCACACCTGTAAGAACGTCCCCAGTGTTCAATCTCGGCAAGACTTGACCGGCGTCGTTGCGGGGCAGCAAAGATACGGTACGGCTTCCGGTGCCGTCCAGGCCCGCGGCATATCCGGCGGAGGCAATGTTCAGACGGTCGAATACGGCGATGCCCATACTCGCCGGGGTCATGGTGTTCCCGACTGCGCTCGGGCCAAAACCGGTTTCAATGACGTCATCGACGCCGTCGAGCGCGAAGTGACGGTTCGCAACAAACGACGGTGCGCCGCCAAGTATGGATGCTGATCGGGTCGGCACTTTCCAGTCGGTGAAGGACGCAACAACTGACGGCCCAATGACGATTAGGGAGTCGAGGTTGCCCCAAACACCTCCGGTCTTGAGCGTGGAGACCAGTTCGTTAGCGGCAGCAGCCTGGTACTGAGACCACGAATTCGGGTCCGTCGCGATGAGGTCTCTTGTCTCTGGGAGCAAGGAGGGACCGAAGTCGGATGCATCGAACAGATCCCCATCACGCACCCAGGACGAACCATTCCAGTGATATTCCCCCTTGTCGGCGCCGGTGGTTACCTGCCCCGGCTGTCCGACCCGCGTACCAGAACCCAAGCCGGCAAGCGTTGTGGACCGCACAAGACCAGCAGCGGCGCCCGCCACTTCAGCCTCAATGATTGCACCGGCCGCCCGGATGTCTGGCTTGGATGGCATCGCTGGCGCGGAAGACGGGCCATCGGGGAAGGCTGCGTTGAATGCATCGCGAATACGACCCATGGTGAACTCCTAGCTGTGGAAGTAAGTTGTTAGGTGACTATCGTCGTGACGGATGCTTGGGCCGCAGACGGCACGCCGGACAGGTTTTCTGCCCCGCACCAATATTTCCACGTCCCGGGGCCGGGAGCGTTCGTAAGGGAGATGGTCTGGTTCGCGGTGGCATTGAACCGCCCGATCAGCGTCGCCGCGGCGAAGGTCTGGGCGGTCGTCCCGCGCTTGAAGACCAAGTAGCGGGTATTGTCGTTCGCAGCTCGCGCGCTGATCGGCACAGTGACCGCGGAGTTTGGTGCGGTCATGTTGGTCGGTGTCCCCGGCGGCGTGGCATCCACTGTCGCGGTTACGGGCACGCTGGTGGACCAGTCACCCCTGCCCTTCGAAGTCCTGAACGCTACCTGCACGTCCAGCAGCCGATCGTTTGGGACGACATCAGTATTCAGAGTGAAAAAGCCCCCCGACGGTGTGGCGTCAGGAAACTCCTTCTCCACCCAGGCTCCCGGGCTGCCAGGTCCGTCGGCATCAACAATCCGATATCTGACCATCGGCGTGAGGCTGTCATCAGCGGGGTCCACGATGACAACGCGGATGTAGACGGAACCGCTGCTCTGCTTCGCCTGAACGAGGTTGATTACGGGCGTGATGACATCCGCGACGTTTGGCTTCGGCGGCACGGGAGGCTGCCGGCCCTCATCGACTGCGGGGTTCCACGCGTCAATGTCGACGGGGTGCTGCACGAACTCCATATTGAACCCGCCCTGAAGGAGGGCGAGAACAGACTTCCGATTTTCGACCAGCTTGCCGCTCAAGCGCGGCAATGAGAGCGGGGTCTGGAGACGGACCCAGCGGGTGTAGACCGCATTGATCGCGGAGAGCCGCAGGTCGAGCGCGCCGGAGACCTTCTCCTGGAGCCGCAACCAGTCCCGCTTCCCCAGCCGCCTTGCTTGGCGCCACTGATGGCACCACTGGTAAACAGCGTCCTGAGATAGGACCCGGCCGGCAACAAGCTGCGCGGCGGGGTCCTCGAAAAAGTCTGTGTCCGAAGTTGCGTAGTCGATGGCCGGATAGGTGAACTTCGGAACCAGCCGGTTGATTTCGTCCTCGAAGAGTACGTCATACTGGATCTGGTGGCCTACGATGTCTGCGTCCGTGATCGTGGTGACGTACTTCTCGCGGAATTTGCCCACGGTGAAGAGCAGAGCGCCATCGCCGCGTTCGCAGATCCACCCATCGCAGGTGGCAAGGATCGCATTGGTGCCGACCTTCGGATCGTTCTCCGTCGTGTCAAAGCCGTTTGTCTCGTAGCGCTTCTCCGTTCCGCCACCGGCCAGAGGGATGTTCTCGTCGCAGATGTCGGCCTCTTCCTTCCACATGTCGAGCACGGGCAGCAGCGCGCGCGTGTAATCTCGCTTGTGGCCGAACTCGTTGAAGCACTGATGCCACGCCATGATGAGCGCGGAATTGCGCGTCCAGGTCCAGGTGCTCGGATTGGTCGGGCTTTGCGCCGGGTCTCGGAAGTCCCAGCAGAGCGCCATATCGGCTTCCACGGACAGCGACGGCGCGCCGTAAGGGAAATCCTTGCCGAAGTTCTCGGCTCTCGACGCCTTCGCTATCATTGCGAGCGATGCTTGCCCGTCTCCGCGGTGATCGTTCGTCCACGCCCGGTTCGCAAGCGGCTCGTCCGCGAAGCCCTGGACAATCTGGCTGAACGGCGCCTCCGGCACCACGCCGAGACGGCGAAATATCTGGACGCGCCGATAGTAGCGCTTTCCGTTGATGATCGTGGTCCCGGTCCCGTCGATCGTAACCTCGTCGTCGTGCAGCCAGTAGCGATTGACCGACTTGATGCGATGCCCGGCGATAGCCTGGACCGCGAAGAGGTCGTTGCCGCGGCTCTCCCAGAGCATGTAGGCCCCGGCTACGCGCACGCGGCCGACACCCCACCAGCGGTAGGGTACCGACTGCGTCTTCGGGATCTTGCCGTCTTCAGGCTTCGGCGGCTTCGGCGCCAGGAGCATCTGCAGGCCGATGGACAATGCAGTCGTCGCAAGCGCCGTGGCGGCGGATCCGAGGAAAGCCGAGACCGTCGCGCTGAACCCGAGGCCCGCGAACCACGACGTGAAGATCGGCGTGATGATCGGGTCATAGCGAGGCGGCGGCGTGCGCAGGAAGGTGCTGCAATAGCGATCGTGTTCGAGCCAGCGCCGATACTCCTCATCGCTCGGCCGGTCCTCATAGCGGCTGTTCAAGCGCATGTCGGGACGCTCCACGCGGCAAGGCATTTTGCCTGTTTCGCGACCACCCTGCCCGGCGTAATGAAGGCCCAGACCGGGCCAAAGCAGATCGCGCCAATCTGCGTCTGCTCAGATGTGCCGCCGGGGGCTACAATCACGCCGATGTCGCCGGGAGCAGGTGTCTGAACCCGCCTTGCCGATACTTCCGACAGTTGGCGCTCGACAAGCGGCACAAGGCCGCCATGGGCTGCGATGATGGCTTCGGCTCCGGCCTTGTCGTTGTAGGCGCCACGAAATGCCCTCGCCACATCGACGCCCGTCTGGTCCTGAACCCATGTCGCCAAGAACGTGATGCAGTCATTGAAGATGCCGCCCTCTGGGTCGGCATAATGAGCAACGCCCTGCCCGCCCCAGCCGAACCGATGGTTCTGGGCCAAAAAGTCGTGCAATGTCATGAAGACCTCAGCTGTAGCGCGGCCAAGTTGGTTGAACACCGCGCGCCAAGCGCCCGGTCTGGCTGCAGAATTTATCGTCGGGCAAGGAGGCGGACGGCAAGCCCACGCGCAGGCGGCGAGAGACCTCGATCTGCTGCGGCTCGCTCCACAAGGAGCTTGATTTGCGGGACCGCATGTTCTCCCCGGCAACCACGGCCAGAGCGATCGAAAGGGTTGGCATCTCGCCTTGCTGGACGGGCCCGCGCGCCTCCTTGGTGTGGGACGCGACACCAGTCCAGATCGGTATGATGCTGCTCATTGGCTGGAAATATTGATCCAGCGTCGTGAGCCCGAGCTGCACCAGCGCGCCGCGGACAGGCGGGATGCTATCGAGCATCTTGGCGCCAGTGGCAGGATCGATACCGGATACGGAGAAGTCCACCGCATCCGAGGTGCCGTTCACCAAGACCTCGAGCGAAGGCACGCCATTCAAGCGGCCGCCGCCAAGGTAGACGGTCCCGTCAGGGTCGATCCCATCGAAACCGATCGGCACGTCGTTCACCCCGAAATAGAGGTGGAGCGCCGGATCCGTATCGATGCGCAGGAAGATGCCGAGTTGGTGATCGCCTCTGAGCTCAGCGACGATCTCGTCAGGTACCCACCCCATATCAGGCCTCGACGAAGTTTATGGTCGGTCGGGACTGGTAGTAGGCCTCGTATTCGAACGGCACGGTCTCCCCACGCATCAGCTTCATGACGCATGTCGGCCGCGCGAGCTCGATCCGGGTCCCCGCGGCCGCAGCCTGCCGGAGCGGCGGGCTAACGGCTATCATGTGGACAGGGTTTGTCTCGCTCGTCTTGTCGAGAAGCTGCCAAGACCGGTACGCGCGCCACCCTTTGACGTCGTGGTAGATCGAGAACCAGTCCGACCAGCGGAAAACAGGTCGGGCAGCGCCGTAGACGCGGACACTGATGATGCCGGCATTCAACCCCGCGGCTTCTGTCAGCTCGCCCCAGACGGTGGCCTGGGAGTAGCCAGAGCCATCGCTGAACAGCGAGCGGTCGGAATGGGGAACTCCCTTCACGATCGGCCGGACAGCGCCGTTGATCGTCGGGAATGCTCCGATCTGGTCGTTCACGATCGGCACGTTGATGTAGCGGAAGCCCCCGTTGAGGCGGGCGCCCAGCCAGTTGATGACCTCGTGCCGCTCGTCAGGACCCTGAAGCACCATCCGTTCATAGGTCGCGGTGATCTTGCCGCCGCCCGACAACTCCGTCGTGACGCTGTCACCGACGCCATTCACTCCGCCGTCGATCGCGTTGCCGATAAGGTCAAAGCGCGCTCGAGTGGGGCGCAGGAAGTCCACGGGGAACATGGGCTGGCCGGTGTAAACTGCCATCGGTCAGCCTTTCCGTGAATTGAACCGCTTCTGGTCGTCGCCGAACCCTGCGCGCTGTTGGTTCTGTTTGAAGCCGCCGAGAGACTGGCGGCTGGTCGCTTCGGATTCCCGTCGGGCGATGCTC